ACAAAACTACCTGATGTTTATGAATTAGGTAAGGCTAGAGGAGCATTGAATATTGGTGGCTATTTGCCAATACCTACTCCATCAATGCAAGAAGTTAAACAAAATGCTTTAGGAGTTGGTGCTGGAGCTGCCATGGGTGCAATTACACCTGAAGCAGCCTATGCTGCTGGTAAAGGCGATTTAGGTACTGCTGCAGTAGAGGGCGCTAAAGGTGCACTTACTGGTGTTGTTATTGGTGGTGCTGTTCAAGCCGGTCTCACTACTTTAATGCCTAGGGCAGCTGCAGCTTTAACTGGTGGGCCTGCTGGTCTTTTGATTGCTGGAGTAGGAACTGCATTAGCTTTGCAAGAAGCTGCTCAACACTATAGAGCTGGTAAAAGTGGTCGTTCTGTTTCTCTTCAAAAGAAAGTTGAGCAAGCACAAAGTGATGTACGTCGTAAACAAGATGTAGCTCAATTCCGTGCTGCAATGCCTGGTCCTGCTAGTAGGAATCGTATGCAAGCCAATTTGTCTGGTAATCTCTCTCCACAACAGATTGAATCATTTAGAGCTGGTGGTGGTAATGCTGCCATGATGCGGGATAACCTATCAGTACAACAAGTGATTGAACGTGGCTCTTCATTGAGATACAGACAAATTATTAATAATATTACACGTAAAGAAGGTAATGTTTAATGCCAAATCCTATACCACAACCTAAGGAACAGAACCCACTACAGGAACTAGTCCGTAATCTAAAGATTGGGTACATCACAGGTCTTAATCCTATTGCTCGTGCTCATACAGGTTGGGGGTTTCTACCTGCTAAGAATGCTTCTCTTAATCTCGGTAAACTTCTTATGAATATACCGTATGATCCAGAGATGCGTGTTAAACCTAATGATCCACTTCAACAACTTCGTAAAGTAACTGCTGGTATTGGTCGTGTTGAACGAATTACCAATACCTACGGTAAGCCACGAGTGAAGCTAGCCGATTAACGCCACCATTGGTGCCTAGGAGCCTCTACAAGGGGCCTCTAGGCGCCCTTACGCACATTCTACCACCCATGCCTCTAATCTTCGTTACAGGGCCTCAGAGAAGCGGTACAACGATTGCTGCTCGTATCCTATCACATGATCTAAATCGTCCCTATATTGATGAGTCCGAATATACCCCGCATGATATTCCAAGTAATGCAGTCATACAGGCTCCATTCATTTTAAAGTCTGTATTGGAACTTTCTTATGTATTTCCTGAATCTCACTTTGTCTTTATGGATCGAGATAAGGAAGAGATCATCCAGAGTATGGAGCGTATCGAGTGGTACAAGGATTACATTGATGATCCTCAGTTCTATAGTGACTACGTAGATCATACGTACAGGTACCTTGAACTATTATGCCATACATTAGATGAGGATCGTTGGAGTATCCTACCTTACGCATCACTAAGCAATCACCCATTATTTGTAACTAATAGAGATGACTTTACCGTCAGGCAATGGCAAAAGGACAAACCGAAAGGACCTAAGCTCTGGAGGAACGACAACAGCACTGGATCTTATAAAGTTAGACTTCAAGATATTTCTACAAGCGCTATGGCAACAATTAGATCTACCATCTCCAACTAGGGCACAGTACGCCATTGCTGATTACCTACAACATGGACCTAAGCGTCTACAGATCCAAGCCTTCCGAGGAGTCGGTAAAAGTTGGATTACTGGAGCGTTTGTGTTGTGGACACTCTTTAATGATCCAGAGAAGAAGATCATGATTATCAGTGCCTCTAAAGAGCGGGCTGATAACATGTCAATCTTCCTACAGAAGTTGATCATTGAGACACCTTGGCTGGTACACCTAAGACCAAAGAGTGATGATAGTCGGTGGAGTCGTATTAGCTTTGATGTTAACTGTTCTCCTCACCAAGCACCCTCCGTTAAGTCCGTTGGTATCACAGGTCAGCTAACTGGTAGTCGTGCTGATCTTATGATTCTTGATGACATTGAAGTTCCCGGTAACTCAATGACTGAGATGATGAGGGAGAAACTCCTCCAGTTGTGTACCGAAGCCGAATCAATTCTTACTCCCAAGAGGGACAGTAGGATTATGTACTTAGGTACACCACAGACAACCTTTACCATCTACCGTAAATTAGCTGAACGTAGCTATAGACCTTTTGTTTGGACATCTCGTTACCCTCGTAAAGATAAACTTTCTCAATATGAAGGACTACTCGCACCTCAACTTGTGGAAGACATCGAAATGGGTGCTGAAGAATGGACCCCAACAGATCCTGATCGCTTCACCGATGATGATCTCATTGAACGGGAAGCATCTATGGGTCGTTCAAACTTTATGCTTCAGTTCCAATTAGACACTTCTCTAAGTGATGCAGAAAAATTCCCACTTAAATTTAGTGATCTTATTGTTACCTCGGTTAACCCGACTCAAGCGCCGGATGCTATTGTGTGGTGCAGTGACCCTCGTAATTGCCTCAAGGATCTGCCTACGGTTGGCTTACCAGGTGATTACTTCTACTCCCCAATGCAACTCCAAGGGGAGTGGGGTCCGTACAGTGAAACGATCTGCTCCATAGACCCAAGTGGTAGGGGTACAGATGAAACAGCAGCAACCTATATCTCACAACGTAATGGTTTCCTTTATGTTCATGAGGTAAGGGCATATCGTGATGGTTATAGTGACGACACACTCTTGGATATCTTGAGAGGATGTAAAAAGTTTAACGTTACTAAATTACTTATTGAGACTAACTTTGGTGATGGTATTGTAGCGGAGTTGTTTAAGAAACATCTACAACAAACTAAGCAAGCTATTGATGTAGAGGAAGTACGTGCTAATGTCCGTAAAGAGGATCGTATCATTGATGCCTTAGAACCTATCCTTAATCAACATAAACTTATTATGGATAGAGGAGTCGTTGAATGGGACTACTCATCTAATAAAGACTTTCCACCTGAAGATAGACTTCTTTACATGCTATTCTATCAAATGAGTAGGATGTGTCGTGAGAAGGGAGCCGTTAAACATGATGACAGACTCGATAGCCTAGCTCAAGGTGTTAAGTACTTTACAGATGCTATGGGTATTTCTGCTTATGAAGCTGTAAAGACACGTAAGCAAGAAGACTGGAATGATATGCTAGAAACTTTCCTTGATAATCCCCAGGCTGCTACTAATCATTTAGTGCTTGGATTCAGTTTAGATCAACGTAGACAAGCTCGTGGTAAACAGACAAAAACATCAGTTCCTTCGTGGGTTAGCTTGTGACAGTTGTGAATTGGCTAATCGCTGAGATCAATTGCGCTGGAATCGATTTCGAGATACCACCCGTATAGGGGGAGTTGGAGGGTGGACCAACCTCCCCGACCAGGAGGAAGACATGTCTTTAATAAGACACATCTTCCTCTTTATTAATGTCCCTGGGAAAGGACATTCTGTAAGAACCACTAAACCCAAACGACACAAACTTCCACTAACTAACTATTACTAAGTTAATACTGTGAGTACTGTGTAAGGAGCGAAGCTCTTCCTCCCGTCACTACTGTTATTAACCCTCCACTTACCACCACCTGTTAATGACCCACCAAGTATCTCTTGTCCACATCACACCTAACGCTGAAGAACTTATTGCCTATATGGCACGTGTAAGTAATCCAGCTAATCAATCAAATACTGAGACCTCTCAACGACTCATTAGGTATCTAATCGAGCATCAGCATTGGTCACCGTTTGAAATGGTTAATATGTGTGTAGAGATTAACACCACACGTAGTATAGCAGCACAAATCCTTAGGCATAGGAGCTTTAGCTTTCAGGAGTTCAGTCAACGGTATGCACCAGTAACTGAAATGGCTGTAATCCCACAACTTAGAACTCAGGATACAAAGAACCGACAGAACAGTATTGATAACCTTGATGAGGTACTCTCTAAAAACTTTGAGTTCCAAATTGCTAAACACTACTGTAATGCTTATCAACTCTATAAAGACATGATAGAAGCTGGTGTAGCTAAGGAGTGTGCAAGAGAAGTACTTCCCCTTTCTACACCGACCAGGATGTACATGAACGGTACCATTAGATCTTGGTTGCATTATTGTAAACTTAGAACTGGTAATGGTACTCAAAAAGAACATGTAGTTATTGCTAACCAAATACAAGACATTCTTTATCAACACCTCCCTAGTGTAATGGAGGCCTTTACTGATACATAACAATGCCTACTAGACCTACTCTTGCTACAGCAAGTCGTATTCCAAATCTTAATAACTTAAGAGAAGTTTATAACTTTCTTACTACAGGTGTAGAGAAGTATACAGGTGGTAAGGGTCGTAACTTATCACCTAATGCAGCACTAGGACTTATGGGTAATTGGACTCATGAATCTGGTGATCCATACCTAGCTAATACTGCTAATGTTAAAGAAGCAGGTGGTAAAGGACCAGGTGTAGGTATTCAACAATATACTGAACCATCTCGTAAGTCTGCATATCAATCCTGGTTGGCTAGTGTTGGTGGTAAACCATCAGCTCTGCAACAAGCACAATATGCTATGCAAGAGTACTATGGTCCCAATCGTAATCTTATTGGATGGACTAAGGCCCTAGAGAATATTCCTCAAAACCTTACACCTCAACAATACGCTAAGTACTTTAGTGATAAATTACTGAGACCCGGTACACCACATATTGATCGTCGTATGAATGAGGCTCAACGCCTTAATCAACTTCTCAATACTAACACTAAAAATAAAGTTAATACACCACAACAACAAGGTGACTATAACCCACCTAGTGTTGGTAAACAAGGACCAGTATTTGATCCATCTAAATGGGTTAATACTCGCTATCAACCTAATGCAGGAGCTGGTAAACCAGTAGTTATTCCCCTTAACCCACCAGATGCTTCTACTAACTCTCTAGTTACTACCTCACCTCAAAGTAATATCGGACGCTTACCAGGTCTAGGTGAACTAGCTCAATGGGGTATCGGTAATCTTAAATGGACTGATCCTCAACGTCGTTCCATGAATCAATATGGTACAGACGCATCCTCACTTAATACCAGTCGTATTAATGCCCAGTCATGGGGTTCTAATGCTCCCAACCTTGGTAGAATAACTGGTGTCACCTCCTCTCCATCTTATCAAGCAGCTACTAACAGTGGCTATACATGGGCTAAATCAGCCCCTGCTGCTAATTCCTGGAGACAAGGATTCGGTCTACTGTGATTAATACGCCCCTTTACAGGTCATGCTGGAGGGGCCTCCCTTGATTTTTGACAGAAATTTAACAGGTCATATATCGACAGTGGGCCTCGTATTCCACCCCAGTGCCCCCTCTTGCGATCAAGGACTCACACGTGATAATAATGCTTAGTACTGAGTGTTAATGGTGGGTGAGAGCTGGGTATATATCTATTGCTACGCCTTATTGAGAATGAATTGCAATAGTGACCTTGATAAATATCAATTTATCTGTAGCAACTACCCTTATCAACAGTGCTGTGCAGTTAAATGAGCCTGAGAGGCGCCTATAAGCCTCTCTAAGGCCTGTCTAACAGTTATTAGGTACATAGACACCAATGAGTAGTGAGACGCAGTACAAGGGCATAGAGACACCAGCTACGGTTTGTACAGCCATAAGGAACGCTGATAGGTAGACTTAGTGGTTTGGTATCAGGGCGAACTACGGGCAGTCCTGGTCCGTGTTATCTTAGGTACATCGGTGGGGGAGGCGTGAGCCAGCTCTACCAGCACCTGGACAACTTGCAGTGATCGTCATAAGACGGACCTAGCGGAGCGAGTGATCCCGCGAACAGTTATAGGTTGCAACCCGACCTGACTGTACGATCATGACATTATTTACTACGCAGAGCCACATGCGTATAACAAGTTAGATCATGGCAACACAGTTAACGCTTACAAACGGAGGTTTGCTTATGTCTATTACTGTTGATCGCAAGATTGTTACTGGTATGATTGGTCGTGCCAAGACTGGTAATGAGTTGC